GCTGCCTATATCCAGCGGCATGTTGCTGGGTAGATTGTTGTAATCGGCCATGCTTCACCTCAAGGTGGTGTCGGTAACGTGTCAGGCAACACGGATACGAAAGTTACGGCAATTACCGCGGACGGAATACCCGGATGAGGAGACGTAGGTGCAACGGCGTCCAGCGTCATGTCGATGTCATTTCCTGTCCAGATTATCTGAATGTACTGCCCAGCCTGTACGTCAATGTTGAAGTTCCAGTTAATCTCAAGAATCGCACTAGAACCAGACAGGCGGTATTCCCTAGTGGTATAGCCAATGTCAGTGCCGTCACGGCTGATCCAGATGTACGCAATTTTACTGCTGGCTGAAGAGCTGCGCAGCATCGCGCTGAACTGGAAATTATAAACCCCCGAGTACGTCATCGTAATCTCAGAAGTTGTCAGCCCGTTGATAAGCATGCCGTTGTCGAGATACGTCTGGTTGAACCGCACCGGCTGCCCAACGTTGACCGCATCAAGCGGCTGGTCGTCGTCATCCCAAAAAAGCCCATTCGGCTGATCTATAAACCGTCCGCCGTTATCCCCGGTGAGCAAGTTGATGCTGTTAGCCGCTCGAGCAAAGAACAGACGCAGGATGTTGTTCAGGTCATCCAAGTACCCACGTATAGGGTTCTGCGGCGCTACGGGGAGCGCCGGGGGCTGTATCTTGTTTATCAGGTACCGTTCGTTAGACATCAGCCTCTACGCCCCGACGGAATCATGTCAAAGCGAGGAGCCCCTAGCTTCCACGTAACACCCAAGCCGGTAGACTCCACCTTGAACGCCATCTGCCTGCCCCTGATCCGCACGTACACCTGCCCGGTAAACTCTTCGATAGGCACCGTGGCAATGCGGGAGATAGTGTTGGTGCTGTTACCGCCCACAGAAGCCGGGTTGTAATAGCCGGAGCCAGAGTTCTCCAACGGCAGCAGTGTCATTGTGGCCGAGGGCGTATCCGCCGTAGAGCCTTGGAACGTCATGTCGGGCAGTACCCGGTTGATCAGCATGAAGCGGTCGCCGTCGTCCACGTCAAACTCTGCAGAGACAATAGTTGCCGTAATTGCAGTGGGGGTTCCTGACTCGTTGCAATCCACTCCGTACTCTTGGTACACCAAGTTGTTGCTGTATGTAGCGGCGATGGGGTAGTCCCGCAAGTCAGAATCCAGCCACGCAGTACGGCGCAGCGTGCCGTAATACCACGCGTTTTCCACGTAGTTGTAGATTACGTAGCGGTCGTTTTCGTTGGACCCAGCGGATGGGTAGAACCACCAGATTTCATCGAACTGCTCGTTGGTGCCGCAGACAACTTGGTTGAACTGCTGTTTGTTGATGTCGTCGAACACATAGCTACGCACGGAGCACGACAGTGTTTTGACCGTACCATCGTAGTAGTAAAACTTGTCTTTGCCCATCCAGTACGCCACGTTGTTGGAATAGACCACGGCGTTGGGACTGATGACGGTGATGTTATCCCCCAAGAGCTGGGCTCCCCACACCTCGGGCGCACCGAGGTACTGCAGACCATAGACGGCTGCGTCGGTAAACACCAGCACTTCTTGGCGGGCCTGCTTTGCCGCAATGATCTGTGTACCTTTGGACACCCGCAAACTACCGGCTTGGTTCGTCGCATCCGGCGTCCAGTTCGCAACGTCTTCTTGGTCAGACCAACGGATAAGCATGGGGTCAATGACGGCGCTTCCAATCTCGTTAGCCCCGAAACAAAAGGCAAACCGGTAAAGGTCAGAAACGAAGGCAATGTTGGCAATGGTGGGGACGTCGGATGCGCCGCTCAATGAAGACACATACACCGCTCGGGTATTCACCCCGCCGGTTGCATCCCAGTAGAAAGGCTTGCCGCCACGGTACGTAAAGAACAGGTCTTCACCGAAGTTGTTCTGGCTCCACAAGCGCATTGGGGCAATTGTAGTACCGCCAAAACCCCACGTACCAAAGCCCCAGCGTCCCGCACCCCATCCAGTGAACGGTACTTCCAACTCGTTACCTATAGGTATTTGATACGCCGCCACGACGGCAGCTCCGCCGTTTCCGCTGTCTGAAGAGTTTGCCGTGGCTGTAGCTACAATAGTGTAGTTGTCGTCGTCGATAATTGAAGCAATGCTGTACTCTTGGTTTAGCACTGTCGCAGTGATGTTACCGCCCAGACTGACGGCACCAGAGAACGTCACGTAATCGCCTTGTTGGGCACCGTGGTCTACGTCGGTAACTGTGAGAACAGCAGACCCGTTGGTAGCGGCAAAAGTAACATCGCCTGCAGCAGTAGTCAGGCGAATAGGCGTCACGTCAAAATAACTACCGCCACGCTCAATGTAGTACTTGAGGTTTGTCCCCACCGACACGAGGTTCTGCCCCGCCAGTGTGACCCAGTTGGTCATGGAACGGCATACGCCGAGGTAGGTGTTGGAAGACAAGCGCTGCCACCCACCAATTTTTTGAGGCAAGCCGACGCGAAACCGCACTTTGTTGGTTTCGTACCATGTTCCTTCGGCAGCATACCGCGTGTTTTCTCGGTTAACCCCGGACTTGAACGTGATTTTTTTCAGCATAACGCTGGCCCTCAGCAGTCAGGCGCGTTGTCGCCCTTGGACTTTCTAAGGTCCATAGTAACATTGCTGGTCATAAACGGGATAGGATTGAGGTCTATCTGACCACTAAGGCGGAAGCAACCGACTTCATCTTCTGCGAATTCAAGGCGATCAAGCAGCGATTTGGCTTGGGCGTCAGGGCTGACACTGGCGCAACTGCAGAGCGCCCCCGCGAAGGCTATCAGGATGGCGATTTTCATTTTTTATCCTTCCATCGAGCAACAAGCTGTGAGTAAAGCATTACGCCGGGAACGCGCCAGAAACGAGACACCGTTGCCCCAGCATCGGTCAGGCACTGCCAAAGGTACTTATCGGCTTGCGCTCGCACACTCCAAGGCAACAGCAGGTAGTTCGTCATGTGGCAGAACGCATCGTGCGCCAGTGAACCGTAGACCATGGCCGGGTCGTCAATCGCCCAAGAGCCGAAATCCCACTCAGACAAAGCAAACACCTTGAGCTTACCGTCAGCAAAAAGCTGGCAGTGAAAGTTTTTGATCTTCAGCGTTTTCTCAAAACCGGTAATGGGTGTGTGGTAGGTGTAGTCGTCCAGCAAACGACCCCACTTGGTGCCGTTGTGCTTGAAAATCTCTATTCTCGGCTGAACGACGCTCATAGGATTTCGTCCGGGGAAAATTCGTTGCTCCACTCGCCGTAGAGGAAGGTATTCGGTTTGACGCCGGGTATTGTGCGGCCGAGGTCGACGTGACAAAAACCATCATGCAGACCGATGCGAAAACCAATGTCGTGCGCCAGTCGTGCAAACTTGATCTTCTGCTCCTTGCTCCATCCGCGCCACGCAATGTCGGCCGCCATGGTACCTGCTGTTTTCCACTTCTCGTTGACGGTAAGATGCAGGCTGTTTTGGTGGCCGCCGATACGCGCGTTGTGCGCTGGGCAGCGGCATACGCTGTTTACCGTAAGAGGCTTGTTCCACTTCGACCGCAGGTACGACAGATGCGCCGCAAAATTGATGTCCAGCTGGATCATTCCGCAGCATGGGCACGAAAGCTCTTTGGAAGTGAAGAACGGGATGGGGGCCATGTGAATCATCACTTGTCCACCTTGTGGTCAAGTCGCTTAAAGATCGCACCAAGCAGGTCTTTTATCTCTCTCAGGTCTTCGCGGTAATCATCTTTTGAGACGTAGACCTTAGGAAGGTCACGCACGTCATCATCCAGCCGGTCAATCGCCGAGTAAATGCGGGACAGAATCCAGCCGCCGAAGAAAGCAGCCGCAGTGACCGCAACATTAAAGAGAACTTGGTAGTCCACTGCTTACTCCCTTCCGATCACCGCCGTTGATGTCTCTCGATCCAATCTCAGCTTACCCTCACAAGCCACGTTCCAATCCGGCCCGGTCTGCTCACTGTAGCTCGGCACTTCAAGTCGGAAGTGCTTGACCAAGTATTCTTTGTCGCCCTCGAACACGCGCCAGACGTGCTCCATTGTACCGCGCCCCGGCTTACCACGGGACTTGTTGAAGCGGATCAGGTACTTCACACAACCTCCGCCGTGGAACACTGCACAGGCGGAGAGTACACCGCACTCAAGTTGAAATGCACAAACTTCAACGGTTCCTCAGAGGCGTGACGACCAAACGAATGAGGTAACCATGCGTTGCTGATGATAAGCAAACCCGGCTTTGGCTCAAAGTTGATCATGTTGCTCGCCAGTGTGGCTTCGCTTGGATTGGTCTCAGGCATGAAGTTCTGCAGTTTGCCCGGTCGCGGATCATGGAACAGTGCGCGTGAACTGCCTTCCGGTGTCTCAAGAAAGTAAAACCCAACAAGCTGCGCTCCACCGTGAACGTGTTGCTCCATGAGGCTGTGCTTCAGGTGCTTCTGCGTCCACGCCGCATCGACCGTTACGCCAAAGTTCTCCATAGCGTAGCCCTGATCCTTCAGGATGTTCCAGCCGGTCTGCGCGATGAACGTGCAAAACTCCGTCAGTCTTGGGTCGTGGGCAAAGTTGTCCGTGTGGAACATCGGGTAAATTTCATGGGGGTCATGTGTCAGCTTCGCCAGCATCTCATCCGAGACTTCCGAGACCACGGGGAGGAACTCAGGGTTCTCTGAGACGTAAACGGGCGAGGAAAAGTAGTGGAATACGTCAGCCATTGAGCGGCACCCAGCTCAGTGTAGGCTCGTCCCAGTGGTAAAGTTTGCCATCTTGCGGGCGCGGTATAGGGGCCACATAGATAAGTCCATCCTCACGCAGTGTCCAGCTGGGAAACGGGGGTTCAGTAGCGGTTACCCAATCCAGTGTTTCTCCATCAAAACGCCACGGGCCACCTGTTGTGGGCAGTATAGGGGGGAGCCATTTCAGTTTCACGTCATCCCAACGCCAGTTGTTACCGGGCTTGTGTGCTTTAATTTGAGCAATTTTGTCGGCTTTTTCCTCTTCCGTCATTGGTCGCACATGGTGGACATCGGTGTAGACGCTACCGACCTTCTCGTAGGTCACCCCTTCGTAGACTTCAAAGCGGTCAGTGACTGGGGGTGCTACTCTTATGAACTCGGCAAAGGTTTCAGGCAAATTGTTTTGGTCAATATGCGGAAACGCTTCTCGCATATTCTCGTCTAAGATAGGATGCTCAAAGGGCTGGCCGTCACGTATTTGAATGAAGAGTCTCATGTGATATTACGCCACGTCAGTTGATGGAAATGAACGAGCACAACCGGGCCACACAATGCGAACTGCACCACCGCCACCGTTACCTCCAGAGTAAGACGTATAGCAGCATGGAAAACAGATACATGGGATATAAAACCCCCCGCCGCCACCGCCACCGCCGTAATTTCCACCCGCGCCACCAGTGCCTACATAGTTTACTGCGCTCCCACTTCCTCCTGTACTACCCCCGCTACCGCCAATACCTCCGGTTGCTACAGTAGAGCCATACGTCCCAGATTGCCCCGCACCTCCCGTACTTCCTTTACCGTATATTCCTACCCCGCCGCCCCCCGCTCCGGGCGCATATTGCAGCCCACCAAAGCAGCCACCGCCACCGCCGCCACCGCCACCGCCGCTGCACGCCGCTGCCGCACTTTTTGAATTCCCGCCTTTGCCCGAGTATCCGCCCGCTCCCGCTCCCGCAGTGCCGCAACTGTAGCTTCCACCGGCCCACGTCCCTGTGCCCCCCGCTCCCGCCCAAACCCCCCCAAAAGCGTAAAGCACAGACCAAAAATTACTCGCCCCGCCCGTGTTGCCGGGATTCGCACATGTTGTAATACCCGCCCCCCCTGCCCCAACAACAACTGGGTAGCTAGTTCCGGGGGTTACTGTTTGATTATTTATGTAACTTAGTGCTCCGCCTCCCGCCCCTGCTGGGGAGCCGCCGCCCCCCCCGCCGCCAACAGCCACCACAGAAACCTTGGTCACCCCAGCGGGAGCGACCCATGTGTAAGAACCCGGCGTGGTATATACCTGCTCACCACGAACTTTTCCGCCAATACTTGCAAGAAAACCCTGAAGAACTCCGCTCATATTACGTCAACCCCGTTCCAGAAATGATCCACTCAGTGCTGGTGATCTTCACGGCTGTTGCCACGCCGTTCGCTGCAAGTGTGCGTGAGCCTGTCGTGCCAGCTCCTGCAAGACGCATCGTGTCGGTGGTGATTGCAATGGTGATGACACCTGCACCGTTCTGGTTGATGAACGTCACCGCAGTGCCCACAGGGAAAGCTACGGAACCGTTGGCGGGGATCGTCCATGTTCTTGCTGTAGTATCGGCAGACGGATGGAAGATGTGCTTTCCAGCATCCGTCAAAACGAGCGTGTATGCCGCACTCTGCGATACTTGGGGAATGTTCAGGTAGCCAAGCGTTTCATTACTGCCCGGATCAGGCAGTGTCAGGGTTCGACTTGCCGACAGCGTGGTTGGAGTCAATGTGACCCTATAAGAAGACGAACCTCCTGCACGTCCGGCGAGAATAATGCCATCCTGCGTCGAGGTGGCGGTGCCAAACGTCTGGCCTGTGGCGTTGTAGAACGTATTTGCTCCGGTGAAGGCGTTGTTGCCTGCCAGCGTTATGGCAGGTGGTGCCGCACTAGTCCACGTTGTGCCGTTGGAAGTCAGCACGTTACCCGTGGTGCCGGGGGCAACGAATTGAACTGCGCTCGTGCCATTGCCGAGAATTACATTGTTGGCAGTGAGCGTTGTGGCCCCAGTGCCGCCGTTGGCAATCGGGAGAGTGCCTGTAACACCAGAAGCAAGTGCAATAGTCGGGGTTGCCAGAACCACCGCAGCGGTAGCGCCCGCGCCGTCGGTGTACACCATAGCCTTGGTGCCGTTAGCGATTGTCACCGTGCTGCCGGAACCCTGAGAGATCGTGATGGACTGACCGCCAGTGGTGGCGTTCTCAATGATCCAGACCTTGCTCACGGTGTTGGGGGCCAGCGTTACTGTGCGCGTGGCAGACAGGGAAACAGCGGAAGTGAGCTTGAGGTACAGAGCCCGCACGCCGTCGGCGGTGCCGTCGGTCATGGTGAACGTCTCGTTCGCATTGGCGGCCAGCTGCTCGGTGCTGTACCCAAACGCATCGGCAATCAGCTCAAGGTTGGTGTTGGTGCTGGTGCCCCAAGTGCCGTCCTCGTCACCGGTGGTGATCTCTTTGAGGCGGAGATTGTTTACGTACGTCGCCATGTTTCAGCTCCTAAGCCGCTTTGTTCACGTCCACCCATGTGGGGGTCTGCGCGTCATTTATGTTAACCCAATTCGGAGTCTGGGAGTCATTGATGGTTGTCCACCCAGCTATACGTACCGTTCCTACTGCACCAACACCCTGCACGCCTACAGGGATCACTGAGTCGTCTATCGACACAACGACAGAGTTTACTGCACCCGTTCCGGCTACACCTGTAACCACTGGCTTGACTACAGATACTACCGTTCCTACCGCACCAGTACCAGCAACTCCGGTAACCGCAACATCGGTGTCGTACGCAGGAGTAACGGTACCTACTTCGCCGTCACCTTCTACTCCGACAAACACCGGGCTGACTGAAGTTACTACCCCGTCAACTGCGCCAGTGCCTTCTACGCCAGTCACCGCAAACGCAACTGACGGGACACAGGTACCTACAAGTCCTTCGCCTTCTACTCCTACCGGAACAACAATAGCGGCGATGATAATGCTTACGGTGCCTACCGCGCCTGTGCCCTGAACCCCTACAGGGATAACAATATCATCAACCTGTACTTCAAAGCCGCCAATCTCACCAACGCCTTGAACGCTGTCAGATACGATGAAAACTCGGGTTAGTACAGCGCCTACTGCGCCTGCGCCTTCAACACCTACGGGGATAACAGAATCATTTACTGCAGTTGTGACGTCTCCAACGGAACCAGTACCCGCTACGCCAGTAACACTAATGTTGGAGTCATACGCAAGCGCAACAGTACCAACCGCGCCAGTGCCTTGAACCCCCTCTACCTCGTAAGCAGGAGCGATACCGCCAAAGCCGTTATAGCCCCAAGCGCCTTCGCCCCAACCTTTGGTGTAGGTGGTAGCACCCATTACCTACCTCAAGCGATTCGGATGATCGCTGTAGCTGCAGCGGCGGCGGGAAATTGAATCTGCAGATCGCCGGAACTCACGGTTTGATCCCCACCAAAACTCAACACCGCACAAGCCGAGTTGGAGTTGTTAGTGTTGTAGATCATCGCTCCGCAGGTTGTGAACGACGCGCTGGACCACGTAGTATCAGCGAAATCAGTGATCGCAGTAGTACCGTCAGAAGTCGGAGTGACGTTGGTAAGCGTGTTGCCCCCAGCCGTATAGCCGGTGCCGCTGGCCTCGTCGCTGTTGCCAGTGATGTTTGAATAGTTGGTGCTGGCTGCGCCATAAGTGCCGCTACCTGCAGAAGCAGATTTGAGCAGTGCAATCTTGAACGTATCGCCAGTGGACGCAGTGAAGTCATGCAAGCCCTTGAGCAACTCAACTTTGAAGCTGGTCGGCATCGCGGTAGTAACAGTAATAGCCATGTTAAATCTCCAGTAGTTTCACAAGTTCCGGGTGCCCAGCGGCGCGGAAACGGTTTGCCAACGTGGTGTGGTTGGACCTGACAGCTTGACGCATGTAATGAACCAATACCCCACGAATTTCATTTTTGAACGCTTCAGCCTGATCACGGATGACCGGGTGGCTGTTGCCGCCCACTGAGATGATCTTGTTGAGTGCCTGCTCAGCCACTTCCTCGGGGGTAAAACCACGGCCAGAAACCAACATGGCTTTGACTTCCCCAAGTTCTGCGCCACCAATGGTGCTGATCATCCCACCACCTTCCTTTTAACCTGCCCGTCTCGGTACGCGTCACCACGCAGTTTACCATCACCCACATTGATCAGCAGTGTAAGTGCCTGAACGTAGAGCTTCTCGTAGAAAGCTATCAGCCCTGCTTCACCTTGCTGGAACCTGATCGCTTCAACAAGAGCGCCGTTAAGCAGCGCAGAATCAAATTCATCACCCAACCACGTCGTGCCTGCAGTCACAATAGACTCGGGGTAGTACGAGAAGTGTATCTCCGCCGAGTAGTTGGCATTGGGCGTAGGTCCAAGAATGAACGTATTCTGATCAAAAACCGCGTAATGCTTCGGCTTTCCTGTGTCGTTTGGCCCCGGGTACGCTTCACGAATGAAGTTGACGTCTTTGTTCAGCAAGTACTCGTAGTCGCCATCAGCGCCTATGACCGCCAAAGAATAGACGTAGAGCATCCCGGTCGGCATTGCCAGATACTTGTTGCCAGACGTCAGCGCCCCAGTTTGGTTCTTTCTAAACGCCGGCAAATCCACGGTCGTGTAGATTTTCTGCTCCGCGTTCTTAAAAAACATCGACAGCTGATCTGACGTAAACGTCTGTTCGCAGATGTCTTGCAATTGGTTACAGAGCGTTGCGTAATCAGCCATGTTTAGCTCTTCTCAACAAGACAGCGGACATAGTTTTTGGGTTTAAACCAAGCTCTCGACATGCAGAAGTTAAGGTACTTCCACATTCTAGTAACGATTTAACTTTACCCACGGCAAGTTCTATAGCTTTGTGTTTGACCGATGGCAGATTCATGGCAACGCAATGGTTATAGAAAGTAGCGCTTGTTATTCCGTGCAGCCTGCATAAACCCTCCACACTGTCGCCAAGTTTAAACTTAGAGTACACAAGAATTGACAGCTGTCTACTAGCTTCTTTTTCGTCGTGCCTAGCTTGTTTAAGGCTATCCGATAACCTACTACGAGTAGCACTAGAAAGACTAACCCCTAACTGGCGCAGTCTAGCTTTTTGTTTAAAACTGTCCCCCATCGCAACTCCAGTTTTGCCGGCAGAAATGGCTTTTCTGTGCGATTCAGTCTTTTTTCGCCCACGCAATGCTGCGGATATTTTCGCCCCGCATACTTCTTTAAATACATCAGTCTTTACCACGTTGTAACGTGCCAGTTTAATAAGAGCGTTTTCGTAAAAACCTCTCATGTGTTTGGAGCAAACCAAAATTGGAGCAAAAGAAAACGAAGTCTCCCCATATTTGTCCCACGCTTTTTGTAGAATAAAAGAGTGATGCTTACCTTTGCGTAAAAGGTATCTATGTGTTTTCCACCGACTAGCTAGGTTTGTGGTACTACCAATGTAACTACCGCCATTTACGGTATTAGTTATGGCATACACATACCCGCAGTTCTCGTAGTTCACAGGACTTCCCTCGACTTACTTCTTGGGCTTTTTGTGCGCGGAATCTTTCATAATCCGCCCATCAGGCATACGGTGCTCGCCTTTCTTCACCTTACCGCCTTTCTTCATTTTGCCAACGCCGTCTGCAGCAAACGCTGGGACTTTCTTTCCGCCTTTGGTGACCATTTCCAGTTTTTTCATCATGCGCTCCTAAACTGATTACGCCATCGGCCCGCGGGCCATTGTGCCTTTTGTCGCTGCGCCATTACCGCGGGTTTTCACCCCACTGGTTTTCGCGTCGACTGACTGGTTCACGGTATCTACCTTGTACGCCGTAGGTACCGCCGGCATTACCACAACTTTCGGAGCCTTCGCATTGGTTTTCATATCCGTGCCTCTTAGGAGATAACGATCTTCACGTAA